GGGGCGGTCGCTTAAGGGAGTTCCCCATTTCTGGGGAATCTTTACCTACAACGTACCAAGAAAATAGTGTTTCTCGAATGATCTGCGTGTAATAAGTCCTGGAAGTGTTTTACCTCTAGCTTTAACCCATGACATGAAATGTTCAGCTACTTCTTTAATAGGTTTACCAGCATTAAGTTCCTTCACCAAAGTAGAATTAGAGAAGTTTTTTCGTCCGATATTATAACAAAGTGATACAAGTGCATCGAATTGTCCTTGAGTTAATTCAACTTTTATCACTTTATTAACAGTATTCTCATAATTCACCACAAGTTTAGCTAAAATTTCATAAGCTTCGCTCATGGATATAGCTGGATCACTTAATGTAACCTGTGTACCATCAGGATAGATGGTAAAACCAAAACCAATAGTAGGAACTTTAGCTGGACATTTATAAGGTGTTGCACTAAAACCTTCGAACTTAGTAATTAGTTTAAGACCCTTGGGTGATATTTTCATTTTTTAGCAGTTCCTTGGAATTTGTCGAAACTTCTATAAGCACCCATGCCAAGCATACCAAATAAGATTTGCATGGTGATATTAGTATCAATTACAGGAAATAGACCAGTATAACTGAATAAAACTACTGCTACAAACCGTGCTAGAGGTTCTAAGATAGCCGAGTATCCAAGAGCAATAGCACCGATCCAACCAACAGCAGGTCGCCAGTTAGACGTAAACCAATTAGTCGAACCAGCCTCAATTTCATTTACTTTTATCTGTGCAAGCTGTAACTGAAATTCATTATCTATTTCTTTTGCAGCTTGCTCTAATTTACTTTTTAGTTCAGTATTTGCATCAGGGAAAAACTTATCTAAGATAGTTCTACCTAAATCAAGTCCTGCACTTATGGGATCGAGTGACATCTATATCTCCTTTGTTTTATATTTGTGATTGTTTTGGTCCCATATGGATTTTAAAGTGAGCGAGACCAAGTATCTCTAACTTCAAACATAACTTCAATTGTCTCAGCTTGAAGAATTGCTGCTGTTGCTTGATTTGAAGCAATGCGAATAGATTTAATCCATTTCCAAGTTTTCTGACTTGTTATCCATTCTTCTTGCTCTAATTCTGTCCAGTTATCTCGCCCAATTGCTTGAAGTTCTATAGCTTGGGCAGTCAAGTTATTCTGCTTCCAAAGAGGGACTGTCTCTAATATGATACTCCCTGCCTGAGTATTAATTGCAGTGATAGTCTCTCCTCTAGCTTGTTCTAACGCTTCAGCAGATAATGTCCATTGTTTACTTTGCCAGCCAAATTGATGGTATCTTGATGGACGTTTTGGCATCGGGACAAGTTGTCCTTCTACAATATAATGGGTATCTGCATCCGTCATTCCAAAGATAAATGACCATTCAGGATGCAGTTCTACAGTTTGATCTATAACTTCGGAAGTGCCTTGCATTTGCAGACAAATTCTTCCAGTGCTGTCATAAAATATCACATGAGTCATTAGCGTTTACTTGTCATGATGGTTACGTTTACGGATGCCTCTGGTGCTGTTGTAGCATTCCAGCGTTGAGATGTACTAACTCCATTAACTAAGGTAATTTTCAGGGCGCCGATAGATGTAGTATATTGCCCTATGGGGACTGAAAACTGCATAGTAATAGTATCTGCTACACTATTCGCTACTAATCTGGCTCCCACATCAAAGTGATAGCTATATTCAGTAGAATTCTCTAACGATACTATGACGTATCCGGGTGTGCTGTCGTAATGCCATAAATTTAAGGTAACAAAGACAATTCGTGTTGTGGCTATATCTACCGCAGGAATACTGAAACTAGACTGTAGTGTTGTAGTTGCAGTTGAATAATCTGTATTTGATGGTTGGGTTAAAGAAACGAAAGGAATTGAATAGTAAATATTTTCTGTAATAGCTGATGAGTTGACGTTCCCCGTCGAAATGACACTACCGCGCACATTTAAATTAGTACCATCCCAAGCAATACCTTTACTGGAATTTCCTATTGAAAGTCTAGGTGTTCCTGCATTATATTCAAGCCAATAGCCTGTTCCTGTGTCATATGCGGTTTGGCCTGATGCAATCTTACCACCAGTCCCAATAGTTAATTTATCATCAACCGTCAATGCGCCTGTATTTACAGTTAGAGCTGATAAGCTTCCTACTTTTAAGGTAGACAGATAAGGAGTTCCCCAAGAGATAGTTGTACTGCCGCTAGAGTAGGAACCATCACATTGCCATAGTGTTTGTCCTGTGGTCAAGGTTGGTGTTGCAAGATTCCAGCTATTGCCGTAGGTTACTTTACCAGCTCCATAAGTAGTATCGGTAGGGCTTGTTGAATCCCAGTTAGAGTTTGCCATAGCTTTAAATACTCTAACAGATCCAGAACCGCTTGCGCCACTAGCGCCATTAGTACCGTTTGTTCCGTTTGTTCCGTTTGTTCCATTAGTACCATCTTTACCCATAACAGCTAAAGGTGTTGTTTCCTGATCTACAAGAGTACCTGTTTTATTTATACCTGTATAAAGCGTAGCTCTAACGAATCTGGTTGATGCTGCTAATGAAAGATTAACGATTGATACTGTAGCTGCATTTGCAGTAGTAATCTCTGACCAAGTGCTACCATCATCACTTCTCTCTGTACGGATACTACCCGTACTATAAGCTGGTCTGGGCGAACTTCCTGTTGTAGAATATGCAGAATATGTGATAGATGAAGGTGTAATTGCATTAGTATTAAGATTAATACTAAAAGCCCCATTCGATTCTACTTCATAGACAGTAGCAGGTGTACCATCCGACCCTGCTTTGGCTTTAGCAACAGTGAATATCGCAGAATAATTAGTACCGTCATACGTAACCACTACAGTAAGAGTACCACTATCTACACTCGATAAAGCAGTAATATTAATATTAAGGCTTGTAGTACCAGTTGTTAAATTGGTCGCATTGGTCACACCTGTTGTTACAACACCATTTCTAGTATAAGTGTAAGTAACACCAGCACTTGGTGTAATGCTTATCGCACTGGCACTGGACAAGACATCTGTAGCGCCTTTGGTGAGTTTCACATCCGTATTAGCACTTGTATATACACCACCTGTACCGTTTGAAAGAGTAGAAACTGTAGCATTATCATTAGTAAGGTCTATGATCGCTGGAGTAATACCAGCTGCACCATTTACACCACTTATAGCTATAGGTGTTGTTTCTTGGTCTACTAAAGTACCGCTTTTATTCGGTCCTGTGTAAAGAGTAGCTCGGATGAATCTACTTGATGTCGTTAATGCTGAACTATTTACCGTAGCAGTAGATGTGTTTGTGGTGGCAATCGCAGTCCATGTACTACCATCATCACTTTTCTCGGTAAAGATACTACCTGTACTGTATGCTACAGGTGCAGAACTTCCTGTCGATGAGTAGGCAGAATATGTGATGGATGTTGGTGTAATTGTACTTGTATTAACATTAGTGCTGAAAGCGCCATTAGGGATTAACTCGTAAACAATAGCGGGTGTGCCGTCAATACCGGCCTTGGCTTTCGATACCGTAAATATAGCTGAGTAGACCCCACCCTGATAAGTAACTGCTATAGTGAGAGTACCATTATCTACACTAGCTAAAGCTGTAATATTAACGTTTAAAGTAGCGGTTCCTGCTGTTAGATTTGTGGTCGTTGTTACATTTGATGTTACACCACCATTTCTAGTGTAGCTATATGTGACACCTGTACTAGGAGTAATACTTATTGCACTGGCATTAACCAGTACATCCGTACCTTCCCAAGTAAGTTTTACGTCTGTATTTGCTGTGGTATATACACCACCAGTGCCATCAGCTAAAGTAGCGACATTGGTATTATCATTGGTAAGGTCTATGGTTACAGGAGTAGTACCATTCTCACCTATAACTACAATAGGTGACCAATCGGTGGAATTGACAGTTACAAGACTACTTGTAGCAGCAAAACTTACATCAGTCGAGTAGATTTTATCAGTGATAGCTGATGATGCTGGAATAGAAAAAGACCAACCATTATCCAATGCAGATGTAAATTCACCTAGTGATGTATTGAAAATATTTGTACTTGGTGGGACTGTTGGAGTTATGCTTGTTCTTTTATATACTCTTAAAACGATGAATGGATAAGCTGTACCAGCTTCTGGGAAACTAGAAAAGTAAGTAGCAGGGTGATATAATGAAGTATCACTACTATCTAATGTTCTGTAAGCAGGAGCATTAACAGGTAGACCCGCATTGATATTAAAACTAACCAGAGTTGTCCCGGATGGTTGAGTATCTGCTATAACTAAACTCTTATCTGCTCTCTTATATAGATTCGCCATTATTATCCCCAAAGAACTAAATTAGCTGTAGATAATTCGTAGTCAATCTCTACAGAAAGTATAACAAAAACTTTTCCATTCGTAAAGTCATATCGAGGAAGGTAAATTGTGACAATGCCACAAGGAACTAGGTTTTTGAGAGTAGCTGTAGGTAGTCTTACAGAACAATTAGAGATATAACGTTTAACTGATGTTAGTGCCAAGATTCTAGCAGCTTCAGCTTTTGCAGCAAATTCACTTATAAACAATGTGTCATATGTAATGGTGTGACTTGCGGGATAATCGGATGTAGTAGAAGCAACGGCGTACCTGTATTCTTCAGACAACCAAGTCGATCTTTCTTGGTGATGTGTAAGTACATATCCCGCTAAATTGGCTTTGTCAATGACAGTCCAGTTCTTATCATAAGATAACTTAATCTCTTTTGTAGGAGAATATTTACTATTAAATGAAGCATTTTCTAACTCAAAAGATACAATACCGTACTCGTCTATATTTGATCTTTGGTAGATTGATGCTAATGAGGTAGCGGTTAAATTACCAAAATAAAATAACCTAAATGTGTTAGTACTGTCAAATCCCCACCAAGCACCTATACTAGAGCAGATCGTTGTTAGAACAGTAGCTACAGAGTCTTCTCCACTGATAACAATACCAATACTATCACCCTGAACACTATCAAGATAAGTAAAATCAGATGTATTGTAGCTATAACCAGTTAAGGCAAGTATACGCTTGATAACTGCACCAGCAGAGTTTTCTATAGGTGATATTTTCTCCCATACTGTACAGGTTATTTGTCCAGATTCCATACCTAGTTTTAAGTACGTTCCCTCTGTCCCTGAGTAATGTACATAATAACCAGCATCAACATTGGTCGAACTAAAGGCAGAAAAAGTTGATGGTTGTGACGAAGCTGCTGTTAGGAAAGCTCCATTACTAGCCACACTGACAATCTGTCCTACAGTTTCACTACTTACTTGATAGACGAGATTTACAGAATCTACTAAGTAAGGACTTAGATTTGATACTCTACCGAATAATAATGGTTTTAGTTTATTTTTTGACTGTATAGAGCCTTCAAAACTAGTTGTAGCTCCTGTAGTTGTTCCTGTACCAAGGTATTTCTTTGTCTGTAGTGGTTTATCTAGAAGCTCTGTGTCATTTGTAAGGCGGATAGATATTTTATCCCATTCAAACACGACTTGATCTATACGTTGGACAAGTATAGTTGTGCTAGATAGCTGTACTGTATCATATAATTTAAGGGTTAAGATTTTACCTTCAAGAATATAGTTCTTGAGATAATCCAATTGTCTTTCTACATTCGCAAGAACAAGCTCCCCTACTGAAGATGAGAATGATCCACCTAATGTACTTTCTAATGAAAAACCTTGTCCAACTAAGGAAGGTTGTTGGATAAAAGGAAGATAGGTTACAGTTCCTATTGTAACCTTTAATTTCCTAGAGAATCTTAACGTCTCATTACCTGTCGTAGGTGACAGTCTATAACTATCAATATCTACTATATAGATCAAACTCATGCCTTAGCCCCAAGTCTAGTTTTTCTTTCGATAGTTTCCATTCTACCATTTAGAGTAACTAATTCGACTTTAATCTCTTGTAATAGATCCGTAGATGCTTTTGAGTTCGCATTTATGTATCTATTTGTAGAAGGATTACTCATTATAGACGAACCGAAAGGGAGTTGCAATAATTCTGGGCCTTGTTCACCAACTAAAGTCAAGCCCGAAGCAGAACCCCCGGAAGCTTTAGCTTTAGGTTTGAATTGGGGGTCGATCTGTTTCGTTAATAACTTAATTCTGCCGTCAATCTCCTTACTCTGTTTTTTAAGATTTTCTATAAGAGTCCTATTTGTAGTCTTTTTTGCAATAACAAGTTGTGCATCTACTTCAGCCTTATCTGCTTCTAGTTTCTGTCTGTCTAGTTCTAATAAGTAGTTAGCTAGGTTAGGGTCTGTTTTGTAAGCCCTCTTTACAAGATCCCAAACAAAATCATCTGTTGTCGGTTTTGTTTTAGCAGCAGTTGCTAGTCCAGTTTCAATGTCTGCATCAGTACGGTAAAGGTTACCCGAAACGCTATTAGCTTTATCCGCCTTGAAAGCTTGTAGTAACCGGTCAGCTAAAGTATCATCCTTAGTATCAGTTGTCGCCAGAGCAGCAGTAATTTTGTTAAGGATACTTGTCATAATTTCTGATTCTCTTGCAGGTACTATTGATGCAGCTTGGTCATTAAATTTCTGCATAGCGACTACAATAATATCTTCCAAAGACTTTGCTGCTATTGTAGCCAGCCCCTTTAATTGGTCAATAGCCGCAGTAGCTAAATTTTCTGTAGCGGCAATTATCGCTGCTTCACCAGTTGTGTTTATATCAGATAGTTTAGATAAAGTATCCGTGACGGATTTGAAAATAGCTGCATACTCGGTAGTAGCACTAAAATATGATTTAGCTTCTTGTAAGTAAGTTTGAGCAGCAGAACCTATTTTACTAGCAGCTTCACTTGCTTTTACAGCATCCTCGCTCTTTAGTTGAGCTAATAAGTTGAAATACTGCTTCTCAGCTTCTTGGTATTTCTCAGTAGGATCAAGAGTAGATAAATCACCAAGTAGCAGATTCTTAACCATATTACCTAGATCTTTGAGAGCAGATTTTGTAGACTTGATAGCATTAAGTTCTATATTATACTTCTCCATAATCAGTTTGGTAGACTTAGCTACAAGTGTCTTTTGGATGTTTATATCCTTCTCACCTTTGAGTTTTTCAATCAGTTCAACAGTAGTAAAGTTATTAACTGTATCCTGTAAAAGTGTTATCTGCTCAGTTATAGGATGCGTAATAGTTGATACAAGTTTAGCTATAGCAGGGTCAAGAGACAGAATAGCTGCTACAGCATTTTGTGCGCCCGCTCTCGTTATATCTATAGCTTTATTCATTGCTTCTACAGCGGCATATACGTCACCTGTAGTTCGGAGTGTAGTGAAGAAGGCTTCATTAAGTGACTTAAAGGGACCTTCAGCTTTTGTAATTGCTCCTTTTACATCCTCAGCAAAAATAGTCAGTAAAGATTGTGTAAAGTTATCTAAAGAATCCAGATTTTTCTTAGCTTCTGTGCTAAAGTTGTTATAGAAAGTATCTACAGTTTTTTGGAAATCTTTAAATCTATCTGCTGCTGCTTCAGCACTTGAGCCTGCACCAATGAGTGCTTCGGCTACGGCTACTAACTCAGTTTGAACAGTTGGTACTGTGATACCAAGTTTATCAAAAGAAAATTTAGTAAATGCAGCTTGTTTAGTCACACGGGTAAGTGTTGTAAACATACCCTCTTTTAAGTCTTGGTAAATACCATAAATATCACCAAATACATATTGAGCGTACTTATCTAACTCAGCAGATAGAACTTGTTTTAACTTCTCAGTAATTTTGGCTGGATCTTGTTTATAAAGATTAATTTTAATCTTACTGAAGGTATATAATAAAACTTTGTCATACTCAGTTGAAGTTAAGTTACCAGCAAAACCTTTCATAATATTAATCATGTACTGAAATATATTAGTGAAAGTGCTTATACTTGCTTCAGTTGCTTTAGACATGACATCATATATCTTGATGCTTGTAAAAAACCAGCCCTCTGTTTTCTTTTTAATAGTGGTGTATTGAGAGATAATAGCTTTCTCTCCTTGTTCAATTCTAGCGGCTGCCATCGATGAAGCTATGAGACCTTGAGCTGTTATCGTTTTAGTAACTTTACCCAATAGACCATTAATAAAGAAGTTAACAACGGCTGATATAGCTTTACCTACACCAGGGATAAATGTCAATGCCAGCATGATTAACCCCGGTACAGTACCATATGTAATAAAGTTGGCGGCTGTTAGTATGTTAGATATAATCTTATTTCTGTCAGGACTAACAGCAGTTAACTGAGCAGTATTTACTTTATTAAGTGTTAGGCCTTTAGAACTTGCCAAGACTAACGCAGTAATAGAATGTGTTGTTGCTACTAAATTTGCATTGATTTGCTTTAACTCGCCATAAGACTTAAGGTTAATATCTGCAAGATAACCTAAACTATCTGTGATAGACGTACTTTCAGTTGTTTTATCACCATAAACTGTACCTTGACCAGTAGATTCTGGCATGGTTGTATCTTTGACTGATGGTTTACTTCCACCTACAGCAGCAATAATAGCTGCAACCAAAGCACCCATAGCAGCTATACGAGCAAAAGCAGTATACGGATCACCTTTACCCTGTGTAAGCATTGCTTCAGCACCAAGTAGTGGTAATTTTGCAAGTATTCCAAACTTCTCAGCTACGTTAAATGCCATTTCAGCTACGTGAGCAATTTTTCTTGCTTTCGTGCCTTCTTTAAACATGCTCGTTACGATACCAAACGATTCACGAGCAAGTTTAATTCTATTAGCTGCTGATTCAGCTTCAAGTAGGTTTATCTGTTTTTGATTAATCTCTCTGTCTTTAAATAGTTTGTTTTCAGCGTCCTTGTCATTGGGGGCAATCTGTACATCCTTAAGTCTCCTTGCTTCTGCATGGACATCTTCAAGTTTTTGGACTAATTCATTCTGCTTACTTGCGAAGTTGTCAAATAAATTAAATAGAGGAGAGAATCCACCTAGTGAAGCTGATAAGACATCTGAGGACGTAGCACCTATCTGTTTCCAACCATCGTCAATAGAGTGCAAAGCATCTCTATATCTCTGAGCTTCATCAAAACTAGCCTTAAGCAGTGTATTATGTCTTTCAGCACCGAATTGTTCTAAAGCTGTAGCAGCGCCCGGCTCTCCTTTAACATAAGCAGTTTGGAGAGAATTTAATCTTTCTCTATTTTGCGTATCGAAACTAACTCTTGCTGCTTTCGCAGACATGTTTACTGAGTTTAGATAAGATATTTGAGTAGACTCAAGGAGATTCTTATATTTTAACTCGGCATTGTATTTCTCTTGACTTAACTTGATAGCATCTTGACTTGCTTTATTGTTTATTTTAACAAGTTCGCCTTCGAGTTTAGCTATTTTAATTTTATCGTGTTTGCTGCTGGCTAGATCTATCTCAGCTTGTATCATAGCCTGTTGTACATAAAGATCAGTCTTTTGTAATTGTTCCTTTTGAGTAAAATAAGTTGAGATACTTAGGATATTTTGTTCATATAAACTATCGACCCTCGCTGAAGCATCAGCTATATCCCCAAAAGTTTCATTATAAGATGCCTTAATCTCCTCAAAGGCAGCTCTATAAGTTTCTTTCGCAAGTTTTGCGGCTTCTTTAGCAGCTCCTTTAGCAGCTCCTTTATCAATGCCAATGTCAATGGATGTTTTAAACTTTTCGGTTGGTTCGTTTTTGGCTTCCTTTATAGTATGTTCTAGCATATCTACAAGCAGCTTCCTGTCCTTCAGTCTCTTCTCGTAGTCTTTTTTGGCTAGACCAATAGGTCTGAAGAACATACCGGTTTGTTGTGTGAGACGAGCAGTTTCTTTATCATACGCGTCTATTAGCTTTTTTATATCTTTAACTTCCTGATTCTCATCAACGGATGGTTTTTTAGCTTTCGCAAGTAAACCCTTATTCTGTATATCCTTCAGTTCTTGTTGTTTCTGTATAATTATATTAAGTTTCTTTTGCTGTTCCTCTAGGTCTTTGTTATCAAGATAAACGTCTGTAGCAATACCAGCTGTAATAGAGCCTAGAGCTATCAGAGGATGTCCTCTGACTAACTCAAATAACGTCTTGAGTACGCCTGCAACTTTGACTACAGCTCCACTAAGACTAGCAAGACCAGATAGAACTGTTGCTGTTGTTATTGCGGCTAGTGCAGCAGCAACAGCATTAAGAGCTTTTGCTGTTGCACCAGCATCAGATGTCATTTTAGTCAGGTATTCTAAAACAGACGCGGCGTTTTTAACAAAGGTCTTCATAGGAGTTTCTGCCGCTACACCTATTGTTTCAGTAAAATGTGTCCAAGCAGTAGAAAGTCTACCAAGTTCAGCATTTAAACCAGTAGATGCTTTTTTAAAAGCGTCACCACCATAAACAGTTGCAAGTAGTTGTATGATTTTATCAATATTACCATGTGCTTCAACAAGCCCTTTTTTCATTTGCTCGCCGAGTTCTTTAGTTGTCATACCTAAAGCAGTTGCGGCTTGGTTGTAGATACCCGGTAATCTCTGTGCAAGCTGTTTAACCATCTCTTCAGCTTGTATTTTACCTTTATTGAACGCTTGGGATAAAGCAAGAAATGTACTTTCCACCGCATCAGTTGTCATGTGTAAAGTAGTAGCAATTGTGTTCACACCAGCAAATACTCTACGTAAAGTCTCAGCAGACTCACCAGCCATTAACATAGAGGCAGCAAAATCAGCATAAGACTTCCTTAACTGATTTACAGCTATACCTGTACGTTGTGCTTCCTCATTGATAAATGCTAACTCTCTAGCTGCTCCAGCGGCACTTTGAAAAGTAGCTGAAAGTGAAGCAGTAGAACTTTGTAATTGAATAAGTGTGCGTGGAACAGAGAGTAAAGCTTGTTCTGTTAAGTTAATAGCTGCATTGAGAAGCCTGTAGATACCAATATGTTTACCAATGTGTGACGTGACCCCGCTAAGGTGTACCGCTAAACTTTGATGATGTTGTCTATTACGCTCAAGAGATTTATTATTATCTTCTAGGGCTTTAGAGTTATTAATAAGAGCTGCTGTAGCCGAATTAGTGGCAGTTTTTACTTTGCCACGTGCTTCGGAACTGGTAATACTGCCAGAAGTAATTTCTCTTTCAATTCTAGCTAGAGTAGTTGCAAGTTCTTTCTTAATACGTTGTTCTTCCATAGCTACTTTTAGAGCAATAGTTTGTTGACTATCTGCACCAAATTTTCTAATGGAAGTTTCAAGCTTAACTTTGTTATCTAATTCTTTAAGAGAATCAGCCGTTTGTTGCTTATAAGCAGCGAGATTGGCAGCTATAGCTTTTTTATGTAAATCTTCTTGTACTTGTTCTTCTGCCGCTGAACGAGCATATTTAGCCTGAATGGACGAACGCAAACTAGCTAATTCTGCTGCTCTGCTAGGTTCATTAGCTGAAGTCAAAGATCTTACAGTTTGAGCTACATGAGCTGCATTGATTTCACGTTGTTTCGCAATAGAGGCTTGTAAATTAGCTTGTATAGCTTTTTCACGATCTTGCTCGATTTTAAGTCGACGTGCGGAAGCTTCTTTTAACTTAGTCTCTACGAGATTAAAATCTGCTAGTCTTTGTTTTTCTAGTGCTTTTTGTTCTTCGTTATAACGTTTAGTTTCTTCAGCTCGTTTACGATATATAGCTTGTAAAGCGGTTTGGATCTTAGCTTCTTTCGGAGTAAGTTCTTTTGTTGGACTTAGTTCTATCGATTTATCTGCATTAGGCTCAAAATGGTAGGTAGGAGCTTTTTCTGAAGCAGTTGTTTGTAATCTAGCTATCTCATTTAAGATTTTAACTGTCTTCTTTGCTTCAGATTGATAAGCTGTCTCAGCAGTTGTAAGGTCATTTAGAGCTTTTTTCTGCTTATTTGTTGCACGTTCGACATTATGTAAGGCTAAACCTAGGCTAATAACTCCTTCATTAACCTGCTTTGTCGCTCTGGCTGCAATATCTTGAGCATGTATGAAAGCATCTGCTGCTTTAAGTTTAGCTGCTTTGAGTCTTTCGGAAGCAGCTTCAAGTTCTTTTGTCTTATTTACTTGGTTAGTGACAGATTTATCTAATTTAACTAAACCAGATTCATCTACGGAAATCTTAATACTGAGTTTCAGATCCTTTTGTGTCATTACTATTTTCTACCGAAATTACACCAACGTAACTGGAATGGATATAAGGTATTTTGTTAAGTGTACTCGTGACAGGTAACCTTTTATCCCGTATAAGTGCCATAAGAATGGCTGAATCAATTCCGTAATATTCCGTCAAATAATATCTAAGAATCTTATATAACTCAAAAATTTCTTCTAAGTCATCCCAGAGATAAAAAACTTCTTCTGGCTCTTCTAATTCTTCTATAGTATTTTCTGAAAAGCCTAAACCGGGAAAGGCAGAAGCTAAGTCATCTTTCTTCTTCTTAGCTTCTGCTATCTTGTTTTCCTGTTTAGCTAGTATTGCACCTCTACCTAGAAATTCTCCAGCCTCAATTAGTTTTTTAAAGAAGCCTGTTCTTTAATGTCTATATTGAATACAACTGAAGAAACTTTGCTAGTTAAAGAATCTCTGAAAGGAAGATAGTTTAGATAAGTGTCTAGGAGGACGGTTAAACACTCACTAGGGTCTTCCCACAGAGATTCAACTGGTATAGCTTTCCTACTATCAGCCACATTAAGATCAACAGTTTCACCATTCTTACTGTATTCTAGTGAAGCGTTTTTAATATGTGTAATCTGTTTTTTGTAGAAAGCCATTAGAGCTTCTGCTTGTTCCTCCGCAGATTCTTCAATAGCATCTTGAAGTTCTTCGCGTTTGACGTAGAAGCTAGGATCAGTCTTATCGCCTTCTGCTTCCCATTTAGTAAGTTCAGCTGTTTTAAGTTCTAATTCAGCATTGGTAAGGACTTTCTTAAATTCTTTACGTACTTTAGCAATATCTGAATGTGAGTAAACTTTAATTCCAACAGTAATGGAACTCTTAATACCTTTCGCATCAACAACAACTTCTGTAAAAGGTTTTTGATTTTTAACTACTAATTTAATGCTCATTGTTTGTCCTCAAAGAGTTAGAAAAAAGGGGAGTTTCCTCCCCTTGGTATTGGTACTATTTTATGAATAGATGATAAAAGAAGCACCAGTGTTACGGAAAGTTACATCACGACCTAAATAGGAAGCGACTTTACCTTGTTTAACATTAGCCAACTGCAATTTATCCCACATGTATGAGACGTTTGTTCCAGCAGTAGTGTTACCAAAAGTTAACAAAGCACCGTAGAATTTAGTCACATTGACATCTGGGTCAAAAGACGAACCACCAACTTGATCTTCCATCATAGTTACTGAAACATCAGTAGGTGTAGCACCTTTAGCAAAACCAGAATCACAACCAGTTAGATACCGTTGATAATCGAAACCAAAGAAGTTAGCCGCCGTTAATGTAGAGAAACAGAATGTTGCTACGGGTGTTGCGCCTTTTTTAGCATATACAGTGCCAGGCAGAGAGCCTGTACCAGTCAAGCCTTTAGCATAGTAAACCAAAGTAGTTGCTGAAGCTGCTTGAGCTACAAAAGTACCATTAGCTAGAGATGGGGTTGCACCACTTACTTGAATAGCTACGATTTCACCTGTATTAACACCATGATTGGCTGCAAAAGTTAAAGTAACTTTATTAGCTGAGTAAGCACCAGAAGCATAAGTACCAACAGTTGTAGTAAAAGTATCATTCAACAAAGCTAATTGCATTGTTTTGATGGTTGTAGGGAGAATAGAAGGAGCGCAACGAGTAGTTTGGAAACCAAAGTCAGCAATTTGTTTGGCTGCTGTTACAGGGTCATCAGCATTGCCTTTTAAAGAGAATTTCAATGTAGGTACTTCACCAACTGAAGCATTAACGTCAACAGTACCACGCAAATCCCAGAATTTATACAGTTTATCGTTAGACGCATCATCTGGAGATGATAATCTAACATCAGCTGTAGCATAGTCAGGACTTTCGAGAATATTAGTAACTACTACGTTTTTAGTTGTAGCATCAACAATGGCAGCACCACCGCAAGCTTGGAAGACTTTCCAGATAGATGCTGTATCAGCGTTGATAGCAACAGACATATCAGTCAAAACTTGTTGAAAAGTCTCAATTTGCAAGTCAATGTATTTATCTTTTTCATAAGTGTATTCATCACGAGAAAGTGAATCACCTAAAAATTGGAAAGAACCTGTGTCTCTTGTAGGGTCAGCTGTAATTGACGTGCAAGCAATAGCTGTTGTTGAGCCTAAGTTTTCGGTAGTTACTTTGTTAGCAGAACCATAGTTAGTTTGCAGACCAAAGTAAACTACTTGATTCTTTTCATGAAATTTTATAGGCATTTATTAATCTCCTTTAATAGGGGTTGATTTAGAAGTAGCAGCTTCTTGAGCAGCGGCTTCTGCTCTACCGCATACACTGTCTAAAGAAGGTGGTGTAGGGGCTTGAACAGGTACAGTATTAAGAATAACTGAACCATCTTCAAGAATAACAATACTAGTCATAAAAATTACCTCATAATAGTGAAGTTGTGGAGAAACCTACTCGGTATCTATCAAGATGCCATATGTTTCCATTATCTAATCCCATAACACCACCTTGCTCATAAGCTAAAGATGTTTGGGTTAATTCCGTTGAATCGGGTGTCCAAGCATTTAACGCTTTATAGACTTGCTTAAACACAGAATAAAATTCAGATACTTGGCATGTGATTTGTACATCTATGGTTTGAAGCATATCAGTGCCGTGTAGATTATACGCATTATAAGCTATGTCATTATTAGCTAAACTAGACCGTAAAGTACCATAACCAACATATATTTTAACAGACCCTGCATCAGTTAATGTGGGTTCTCTAAATCGAGCTGGTTCAACGATATACCCAGTTTGTGATTTTATCCTTGCAATGATAGTATTTATATTAATCATACTACTTCCTTAGATAAGTAATCTGCATATAGTGTACACCAACCAAGGAGATCACTGACAGGAGGTCTATTAAGCTTAAAAGTATAGTTATAAAGACCATCAGTAACTACAAAAATATTATGGTCTGTAATATCATTCTCAAGTATATCAGTTAATGAACACTGGAATAGAAAACTCTGTCTTTCTACTGTATATACTGTACTTTCACCTGTTAAAATAGATAATTCTATCTCAGTAATACCTTTAATAGTTGCTGAATCAAATTCTAGGTCATGCCCAAAAGCTTCTAAAGCTGCTATTCGATCTGATGTAGATTCTATCATAAATTCACATAACTGGCTATTATTTCTGTCGTTTCATCCAAAGCTTTCTTAAATGAAGGTAGGTTATTATGAACTATCGCCCAATCTACAATATTAACTATAGAGGGACCAAATCTAAGCTCTAAAGGATATTTAGTCTCAGAAGCTCTTTCAAACATTTGAGTACCATAAGAACCATTTCTAATAGTAAAACCACCAAGCCCGTATTTACCGTATACTATCTTGACCTGTCCACGTCTAACAGATACAGAATGAACACGTCCCTTTCTTTTCTTAGGTAATGGTGGAATGTTCCCCCTATACCATGTGTACGGAAACTTAGCGAGGTCTATAGGTATTTGCTTGAATGTTATGCCAGCTTCTATAACATTTTTACCTTTAGCTACTATGGATCTAGTACGGCTTCCTTCTAGTGCATTATTAAATCTACTTTCTGATAAGTTATACATAGTCACTATATCAAATCGCAATGATCGTTCTATATTTAATGCAGCATAGCCAACACCAGCAGCTAGTTCTTTAGGAATACGGTTGAACTTATCTCTGAGTTCATCTAGCCCGTTTATTCTTAAAGAATAAGCCCCTGACATTGGTTTCCCTTGAAAGAATAGGGGAATCAAAGACTCCCCTACTTATTTACTTAGACAACTTTCCAAGCAACTACTGAGTTAATTTCTACATGACCCATTACGAATGATGTATGATATTCCCATTCACGTTTACCTGTTTTACTGTTTTCCCAGAAGTTTAACCATCTAGGCATTGGAGCATATTGCGCTCTAGGGTGCTGGATACGACCATAAATTTTAATACCATTATCTGATGATGGGATGAGAACTACCCAACCATTAGGAACATATTTGGTATTAACACCTGTGAGACGATCACTATAGATACCATCGTAGACATAAATATCTAAGATTTCACCATTACCAATAGGCCAACTACGTTTCAAGGTTAAGCCTTGTACGTCTTTGGTACGTGGCAATACATCACGTTCAGCACGTAAGATCAATGCAGTCAATTGACTAGCCGCTTCTTTATAGTTAGTTTCAACATCAATGTTGAAAGCTTCATAAGCATCGGCAGACATAAGAACAGCATCAGTACCTACACGGAATTTAGCTGTTTCGTACATTTTAACCAAGTCTTTAACTGGTGTAGCTGTACCTGCAACAATATTAGCTTTAGTCCATGCTTTAGCACCTGCACCACCAGCTACATCACTAACAACTGGCATATAAACATTAGCAGAATCCCAAGGTTTATAAACAGCAGCTGATGTCAAGTTAGCAGCTGGAACTAAATCACCTGCTAATTCAGCAGCAGTTGAAACTACAGTACGGCAGAAATCATATTTCAAATCTCTATGCAGTTCAGATTTAGCTGAGTAACCACCATAGATAAGAATATCAGCAGCAGTTTTCTCGAACAGATTTTCAAAGCGTTGTTCTGCATACATTAACTTTTGTTGCAAAGCCCAAGCTTCATTACCCAAAACATCTACAGTGCCGAATTGCTGACCAATTCTACGTTTGACCAATTCCTCATAGTCAGAAGAGTTCAAACCTTCTTTAGAATAAGCAAAACTCATTTCACGAGTACCGAAGTCAGGTAATACAACTGGAGTTGTATCTGCTTCAGCCTCTACGAATTGACCCATGATATTTTTGCTAATATACTCGTAGTCAAAGTTTACTGTAGGATAAACAGATGTTTCTACCTTGCTGAAGAAAGATTGTAACCAGTTAGGTCTTTTAACTTTATTCGCAGGAATAACGCCTGATAACACTTTGCCCAATTTTTATGGGGTTAGAAAAGCTGCGTTAGTTGGTGTATTAGACATTGTAATCTGTACCTCCCAGAACGTCACCAGCAGACGGGAAACCCAAAGGTTCGAATCCTGATTGTTCTACAAATTGTTGTTGTAAGCGTTTAGTTGTTGCAGCGTTAGGACTAATAACACCAGTATTATAGGCTGTTACAGCTACGGTATTACCAAAACTGTTTAAGATGGAATCTACTTCAGGATCAACAGCCCAGACTAAAGCATCAGCCCAGAAAGAAGCTTCTACATAAACGGGTACAACTTGGTCAGCAGCACTAGCATCTACATCATACAGAGTAACACCGGCAATTTTATTAAATACACCATCACCAGCAGTGCCTTGATGTGCAATAACCTTACCTGCATCAGCACCACCTTGGATACTTTCAACAAAAGAATGTGCTTTTAAAACTTGACCAGCTTTAACAGTTACATTCTTAGTATGTCTATCACTAGCACGAAAAAAAGTTCTTGTTGTAACACGATCAGGATATTTAATTAACCCGCCGTTTACAGAAGGATATACTTGAGTCATCTAAACTTACTCCTTATTTGACCAAATTCAGCATGTTTAAGGAAGCAGAGAAATCATCCTGAGCTTCACCATCTTTACCCAAGTTTTCAAATTTTCCTACCAGCATATCTAATTCATTTACAGGAGCTTGTCCTTGCAAAGAATGTTGAACAGTACCAGACAGTGATTCTGAACCGATTGGGTTTGCCATTTGAATAGCTTCTTTAATGCCTTCAAACATTTCAACAGTATCTTGAATAGATGTACCTGCTTTAATACGTTTTACGGCAGTAGCCACTGGCAATTTAAATGTATCAGAAGCTTCAAGAATACCCAAGATACGAGCTTGTTCGTCAGCTTTACCTTGAGCTATTCCTAGAGCTACTTTTTGTTTTGTTGCATCTAACTCTGAACTGAGTCTAATATTCTCAGCTAGAGCTTCTTCTAAAGTAGTTATAGACATATTAGCCCCACTTGTTGTTGATGAAACTTTAGGTGTTTTAGTTTTTGAAGTTGCCATAACATCTGCAACTACAGAAGAATAAGAAGTCACAACTTCGTCAATTAAGCCTAATTGTAGAGCTTCTTCACCTAATACCGTATTACCGTTCAAAGTAATAATCTCTTTTATAGATAATTGAGGACGGAAACGATTAACTGTTTCATTCATAATCGTATCTAGTGTACCCAACATCTTAACAGCATCCTCTAAACCTTTATCGTTAAACGCTTCATGAGGATTTAATAATGCTTTCTCGTCTTTTGATCTAATTATAGTATAATCAAGACCAGCCTTTTCATCAGCTTTAGCTACATTAATCAGTGTCATAATAACACCAATAGACCCAACAATAGTTGATGAGGTAGCTTTAATCCTATCACAAGCAGCCGCGATAACATAGGCAGCACTTGTAATCATCCCATCTGAAACTGCGATAGTTTCAATACCAAAGTCAGTAGATAAAGACTTAATTGTCGAAGCTAGACCGAATAAACCAGCTACTTCACCACCAGGACTATCTATGTAAAAGATAATCTTGCTGACTCCATGAGATACGGCTGATTCGATTTGACGGTTGATATAGTCATAACTCGTAACACCTGAATCACCTGCGCCATTTTTAGATACAAGTGAGTCAAATACATCAATTATTGCTACAGTAGGTATGCTGTCTTCATTAGCAGAGGCTAAAGTAACTGGACTATGGTAGCTCTCTCCTTTGATTGACAGAACATCCTCACCAGCAAGTAATTTAAGCGTTACTTGTGATGTAATCACATCAAGTTTAGCCTGTGAAATAGCTAATGGAGTGTTATAAAGTCTTGATAGAATTCGTGCATAACGCATAATTCGTCCTTTTTCTTGTAGTCATCTATATTATCAAACAAAACTTGTCAAGAGTCAAATGAATAATATCAATTTGAAGAGCTATTTGAGTTTGCTTCATTATTCCTAGTCTGAGCTGTAGCTTTTGCTATTGGAGAGAAATCTACACCATATTGTTTCAATTCTTGTCTTTTCTTTGCATCTTCTAGAATTTCTTCATATGTTGTATGGCGTTCATCTAACTTACTTTGTAGTGTTGCCATTCCATATTGTACTTCTAATAGGTCTGCCTGTGCATCTTTTAACTCATCTACCCCATAAACTCGTGGTAGTTGGAATGTAGGTATAGCATTACCTACTCCTTTTTTATACAAAATCGCTAATTGCTGAAAATAAGTTGTAAGTGGGATCAGACTAAGAGGAATAGTATAGAAATGGTGCATATACTCGATTCTAGTTCGTAGCTCAATAGCAACAGCTCTGATAGACGAAAAGTCAAGACCATCAGTATCTCCTGTTAATGTATGATAAGGTATATTAAGTGCAGAAGCTATTTTCTGTAATTCTGTCTTCATTAGAATCTGTAGGTTCGCTCCAATATCTGTACTTTGATAGAAACGAATATCCTCACCTTTGTTAAGATACTGTGTATTACCTCCGGTTGATTTAAATACAACTTTATCTTCCTGATCTTTTCCCTTGACAGCAGTAGGTGTACCTGTTGGAGTTATGGCGATAGGATTTGTATTTGTAACAATCCAAGCAATAGCTTGAGCAGCTTTCTGTTTAGCAACAGTCGCATCAGCAAGTTCATCTAGTTCATATAAAGGAATAAGAACAGAAGCAAGACTAGGAATACCGATCCATTGACCGGGTACATCTCTTATAAACATGTGGATAAGTTCATTAGCGGGTACTTCAGTATGTTTATAGGGATTAGTTGGCATATTAGGCATGTATGCTTGCCAAGTACCTTTTCTGAAATAATATGTATCAGGTTTAGAATCTACAAATTTAATACCATTTCTTACATAGACATCTTCTGTATTACTTTTGTCACCATAATACATAACATCATGAAATTCTGGAGTTATAAGTTCGAGTTTTAGAGGAATTACATTAGTGTTGCCTTTTCTACGAATATGTAGTCTTGTGTAAGAGTTACCCGACTGGAACATAGAATTATGCCAGACATTTTGAGTTGTAGCGAAATTACCAAAGCCATCTAAATTTGGGTTAGCTATGAATTCATCCCATAGTTTTTGCATAACTTTATGAGATTTTCCATCGGCTGTTTTCCAATTGACTATAATATCACCTAATTTAGTTACATACTTATCACGCGCAGCTTTAGCTATACCATTGTTACGTAAAGCATGTGCTGACCTCATCTGAAGATAGACAAGTTCTCTAGCTGCTAAAGTATCAGCTTCACCAGCGATTAACCCTCTAAGACCATTCTTATAAGATGTAGTTGCACTTTCATAGGCTGGTTGGTTTACTTGACTAAAAGTAAGATAGTCATCAAAATTTTCATTCATTATTTAGTACCGCCATTAGACCATACGTTGTAATACTCTTTAGAAACGACCATAGGTATTTGCATATTTCTAGCAAACACAGGTAATTTACCTGCTTGGTTTATTTCATTGATAGCAGCCAATAATTCATTACGAAGTATAACTAGCGAATCAATATTAATATCTTGGTATTTATATCTTCGAGCAAACTGTCCAGAACCTACTTGAAGTTCAGATACCCGTTTTCCATCGACTAACTGCTGTATTGCTGCATTTACAGTCATGAGTTGTCTTTGTGCTTCTTCTAGTGGTAATGACATATATCCTCCGATAAATTAGTTATAAAGATAGTCTTCAATAGCTTTGAAATAGTCATGTGTTAGTGATCTAACACCAATAGCATATGATGCGTGGAGAGCATTTTTCTCGGCATCCATAGCTTCTTTACGTTTTCCGGGAACAAGTTTATACACTTCTTTGTTATACTGTGCATTAAGATCAATAATTCTCCGACAGGAAGTCATTTGTTCTTCGTAGTTGCCGTAAGATTGTTCATTGAAAAAGTATAAATTTGTCCTAGCTTCTTCTTTTCTATTAAGAAAAATACGGTTAAGAATTTCTGTGTGCGCTCTATGCGCTCCTAGATTAAATACAGTAACACCCATTGTCTCAGCAAGTGTTTTACGTAATCGTCTTTCGGCTTGATTTGCGTCTATCATAGAAGGTTCTTGATAAACTTCATCTTCTGAAAATCGTAAATCCCTAACACCTTTTGTAGCGAAAATATGTGGATGATGATTTTCATTCATCCACTTAACAAATCGATACACAAGTTCAGTATTGTCACCAGAATCAATAGAACATGCGGAAATATTTAGAGGTTTACCTGAAGAATGTACCACTTGACCAAGAATAATATCTGCTAATTCGCCCCAAACGCCTATGAATCTATTCTGATCGTAGTCAAAATCCTGTACTCTCACATCACCAAAAATTTCTTTCCATGTTACCAGATAACTGTTATTATTTCTACCCCAAGCACGAATAATAAAAGCAAACCGATTGTCCTGTACGTCAACACCCATAGTAAGAACAAGACCTTCCATAGGTACTATATGCTCTGGGTAGTTTCTACGAAGTAACTTCATATCTTCTGCTTCTAATGCAGAGAAACCAGAAGCATAGGCTTCACCTTTATTATTATTCGTGAAGGACTTCATTTTACCTTCATTACCTTTAGATAATTCGATCTCAGCTAATATACGTTTAGCTGATAGTTCTTCATAACGAGAAGCATCGAATGAACTAAGAAGTTCGTTAAAAGCAAAGCCAAAGATGTTACTTACTTCAGGTCGTTTTTGATGCCAACCTTTGCTGTGGTTTCCCCATTGGTCAATAAAACCATGTTTCTTTCCGTTAATTATGTTTAAGCGTTTTTGCTCAAAAGACCAAGGTGCATCACAGCAAGGGCAATAATACATAGCTGTCTTAGGGTTCTTCTTACCGTAAATTTCATCTATATATCTATCTTGGAATTCATCTTCTTTCATATTATCAAATGACAATTCTGAAAGACCTTTACATTCATGACATTCTGCCTTGAATACAAGCCTATTCGACTTATTATAAGCATCGTCTACCTTTGAGAAATCCTTGTCAGTTGGTGTGCCACCATAGATAAGTTTTTTTCTACGTTTAGGTATTGTCTTCTGGCGTTCAATAACAATATCTAATGAATCCCCTTGTCCATTTACATCAGCTTTTAAATCGTCAGGCTCTTCAATGATAATTCGCGGGACAGATGATGACTTCATTTCACCCACAGAACCTGCTGTGATAAGCTTCAGAAATCCATTTGGAAATTCAAAGTAATTAAAACTTTCCTTAGCAACACGGGTATTAATAATATCCGATAAAACTTTAGTTCCTTTAAAGAATGGGCGCAGTTTCTCTCTTGAGTAGTTACGAGCAGAAGCTAGGCGGGGAAATGCCATAATCATCTTAGTTGGGTCAGTGTGAATCCACTTACCAATCAGGTTATTTGTAGCTTCAGAATAACCTATTTGTGCTGATTTTTTAGCTACAATAACAGGTATGTCTGGATTATCAAAACAATCATACATGTATTCCATATAAGGAGTTAAGTCATTAGAGAATCGTCCAATTTTAGAAGATTCTAATGCCGACATAATTCTATACTTCTCAGCCCATTCCAAAGAACCAATACGGATAGGTTTCTGGAAAAGCTGAAGTAATTCACCAAAGAACCGTCTTTCATTAATGTTTTTAGTTTTACGAAGTGCCATTAAATAGATTCCCCGGTTGTGAACTCCAGTTCAATGGTGTCAATATCAATATCCTTTTCAAGCATCCTATTAACAAATTCATCTTTATCCATACTGGCTTGCTCTAACAACTTCATACCGAGGTTATATAAACTCTCCATTGAATCATCTATACTTTCTTGTGCTTCGGGGTATTCTGTTGATAAAGACACAAGTACAGTCTTGATTGCTTGCACAAACGGTTCAGTAAGTGTATAGAGTTCTCTAACTGATATATATTCTTGACGTTCTACAGCTACTTTAAGCCATAGTTGTGCTTCCCTTGCAATACCTAAACGAATATCTTGTTTCATCTTAGCAGCTACAAGTGGATGTAATGGATCAGCTTCACCTGTATCTCCCGAAAATCCCTTTTTCTTCGATGCTATTTGCTTCTCTTTAAACTCAATATCAAGCTGTAACTTCTTTTCTCGAAGTTCTCTCTCATTCTTTTCCTGTTCCAACTTCAGATCAACATTCTTCTTATAATGCGCCACATACATTTGAATACATTCTCTATAAGAGGCTTCAATAAGTACAGAAGGCAGTCTACCTTTACGGGCATCTGAATAAAGAATCTGTACGTTCACACCTAAAATCTCGGCTAAGATTGAAGGAGATACTTTAGCGTCTAGATCAACAATAGAGCTTAGGCTTGAAAGGTTGGTCATAATTTTTGGATATTGTCAAGGTACGGCTTGTTTTACACACAACTTGATGTTACTATATAATAAAGTGTAAATCAATCATTAGGCAGGTCAAAGTCATTCATCAGCCTAATTTCGACTATTATTTATGGATAAGCCGATGCCAGATTTAGAATGTAGAGTAGCTAAATTAGAGCAAAAAATAGACATAAAAATAGAGGACGACAAAAACTATAGAGAAGAAGTAAGTGAGATGCTTAAAGAAATACGAACATGTATTAAAGATATGGAACTTGCTCGATCTAAAGAAAAAGGTTTTATAGGCGGTATTGTTTTTATTGTAGGGGCTGTCGCGTCTATAGCTACAGTTGTTATGAACAAACTGTTATAAGGTATTAATATGGCAGCGGCTAAGATCAAGTTCCCTCTTATAGAACAAGGTGCAACATTCAAGCATGTCATCTACTGGCTTCAAGCTGATGAAGTTACCCCTGTAGACTTAACAGCCTGTGCGGCTAAAATGCAAATCAGGTCAACTGTGGAATCTGCTATAGTTATCTTAGAACTAAGTACAGTTAATGGGAGTATCAGTATAATACCTTCCACAGGTAGAATTTACTTTGAGGTCTCAGATGAAATAACTGCTACACTTGCTCCTATAAAAAATGCTGTATATGATTTAGAAATTTATCATCCTAGTGGTGAAACTACTAGACTTGCTCAAGGTACAGTCTCTATCTCGGCTAATGTAACGCGGAATTGATTATGACAGATACTACCGTAGTTAGGGAAGTTATAGATACTGTCATTGTTAAAGAGGTTACTGATACTAGAGTTCTAGCTTTAGCAGATCAGGGGCCACCCGGCCCTCCGGGAGAGAATCCTTCTCTATATATAATCGCATCTACCAATATAGGTGGGCATAGAGTAGTTAAATCCACATTAACTGGCTGTACATATGCAGATTCAGCTGTTCTTAGTGACTTAGGCAAAATCTTGGGTATTACATCTAGTGCAACTGAGCAGGGAAATTTAACTAAAATACATACCTCCGGTGAAATTGAAGAATCTACATGGAATTTCACTACAGGGCCAGTTTATCTAGGATCTACTGGTGTTCTTACCCAGACACTCCCTGCAACTGGGTTTATTCAACAAGTAGGTGTAGCTATTAGTTCTACAAAAATAGCTATACAAATCCATCCCTCTATTAAATTAAGTTAGGAGTTATCATGGCTGGTAATAAATATATCTCTAATAACGCTGGTGTTCTTACAGAGATTGTAGCTAACCAAGCGTCTGTTGGAGCAAATGATGCAGGTAAAATCGTAGCATTAAATTCTGCTGGTGTTTTAGATTCAACAATTGTGAATAGTAAAGTCATATCAGCCGGTGCTGGTGATGCTGGTAAACTACCTGCTCTTGATGGTGCTGGTAGACTGGATATGACTGTTATGCCTGTGGGTGTTGGTTTTGACGCTGCAACTGTAGTAACTTCAGAAGCCTTGTCATCTGGTGACTTAGTTAATATCTGGAATGATGCTGGTACTGGTAAAGCAAGAAAAGCTGACGCAACCACAACAGGTAAAGAAGCTCACGGCTTCGTAACTACAACTTATGCTAGTGGTGTTCAAGCTACTATATATTTTGAAAAAACAAATACCGCTATGTCTGGTTTGACTCCGGGTAAACAGTATCTATCAACAGTAGCTGGAAAAACTGCAGCAACTGCACCTTCTGGAGCAGGTAATGTTGTGCAAGTAGTTGGTTTTGCTGTTTCTGATACTGCCATGAACTTCCAGTCTAGTACAGCTATTACATTGGCTTAGGCATGACAACAAGACTTCCTATAGTTAATATTGAAGGAAATTTACAGGAATTACCATCTGGCGATGCTATTTCTGCGGCATCTTCTATTCTTTTAAGTGTGCTTAATCAAACAGGTGTCACTATAACTAAAGGGTCTGTTGTTTATATAACTGGTGCTAATAATGGTACTCCAACAGTTTCGTTAGCATCAGCTTCTTCAGACGCATTATCGAATGAAGCTGTAGGTTTAGTTTTTTCTGACATTGCTGCTGGTGATATTGGTACAGTGGTAACTCATGGCGCATTATCTGGAGTAAATACATCAACAGCAACAGCAGGGCAAAGTATTTGGCTATCTACTATTGCTGGTAAATTCACTGTAACTAAACCTACTCCACCTGATTCTATGGTTCTGCTTGGAACTGTTTTAAATAGTAGTGTGAATTCTGGAAGAATATTCATAGAAATAAGCACTATCCAAGCCCCAACTACAGGAAGTGGTGCAGATTTTGACACAGCAATTATTGCTTCAATAGCATTAGGGTAGCTAATTATGGCAAACTTTAAAAATGCCACAAGCTCTGGAATAGGTACTACAGAAGCTATAGTATATACAGCAACTACAAAATCCATTGTAATCGGCTGTAATATCTCGAACATTTATGGTTCTATAGTTCCAGTTGATCTTATTTTGAGAAAAGATAATACAGATACTTGTATTAAGAAACAATTGCGTATCCCTAACGGGGAGAGTGTAGAGATAATGAAAGGAAACAAGATAGTATTATCTCAGGGAGAGTCAATTGTTGCTAAAGGGTATGTAGATAATTCTATTGACATTATACTATCTCTATTGACAGGAGTAACCTAATGGGTGGATTATATGAAGGAACTGATCTAGCAGATAAAACATTCTATGGATTTCGGTTAAATCCTGACGATGGTGGTTTAAATGTTGAAGTAATTAATGATGGAGTTACAGCAGTAGTATTACCCCAAGAAAGTGTTATTGATAAATATGATTATAAACACTGGGTTTGGTCAGCTAATACACTGCGATTCCAATGGGATAACGGTCATTTACAGGTGAAGATAATATGACGCAACTAATTGATCTTGGTAAATTAAGATTTCATTTTGCAGGGGACTGGGTATCGTCTACTGTATATGAATCTAATGACATCGTGAAATACGGTGGTAATGTTTACGTTTATACACATGCTTTAAAAACTTCTGGCAATTTGCCTACTGATACAGCTCACTGGGCGTTGATGGTAGAAGGTTTTAAATTCAAAGGCGTGTTTAGTACCTCTATAGACTACAAAGTAGGTGATGGTATTGCCCACGGTGGTAAGGTCTATGTATGTATTCTGGACTGCGTAAACATAACACCTCCAAATACAACATACTGGAGTATGTTTGCTGACGGTATTCAGTATGAAGGCGCTTATAGTGCCTCTGCTGCATACCAAAAAAATGACGTTGTTACTTATGGTTGTAATGTATACATTGCAAAACAAGACAACTCAGGAAAAGACCCCACACAAACAACTTTCTGGGATCGTTTCGTGGAAGGTATCAGTCCACAGGGTGTTTACAATGATGCTACTGCGTATGTACCGGGCGATTTTGTTGCTTATGGCCCAAATATCTACAGAGCGAAGGCAAATACTACAGGTAATCTTCCTACGGACACAACCAAATGGGAAATGCTGTTGGGCGGGACAAAGTTTTGTGGAACATACTGTT